CGAAGCTCATCGATTCTTTACCCTCTGACGAACGGTTAGGAGATGCTAAGTGGTCCATCAAGAAAATCAAGTGGGATAACACCTACGCGTATGGCCAGGAGAACGAGATAGATTTCGATAACCTCGGCGGGATCACCGGTATCTTCGGTCGAAATGCCCAGGGAAAGTCTTCGATACCAGGTACGATCATGTACTCACTGTTCAACACAACTGATAGGGGGCCGATCAAGAACCTGCACATCATCAACACGAGGAAGGATTACTGCAAGGCTTTGGTGGAATTCCAAGCTGGAAATGACACGTACACTGCAGAACGCCAATCAGCCAAGCATCAGACAAGGGCTGGGGTCCAGCATGCAGTTACTCATCTCAACTTACTTCGAGTTGATGCGAATGGAAATCAGGTTGAGGACATCTCCGGAGAGCAGAGAAAGGACTCTGACAAAGCATTGCGTTCGCTCATTGGAACTTCTGATGACTTCCTGTTGACCTCTTTCGCAGCGCAGGGAGAGATGAACACGTTTTTGAAAGAGCGTGCAACAGCCCGTAAGAACATCCTTTCGAAATTCCTAAATCTTCAGGTTTTTGAATCTCTTCAGACCCTTGCCAAGGATCGATCCAGCCTGATAAAGTCAGATCTCAAGCGCGTTCCAACTGTTGACATGAAATCATCGATTCAGTCGAAAGTTGATGAGATTGCATCCTTGAACGAGCAGATAAAGGAGATGCAGCAGTCGAAAGCTTCTCTCGATGCTCACATCAAGAAGCTCAGGGTCATTTTGGAGCGAGAGTCCCCTGGGGCTTCTCATTCGCTGGATGACATCGAGAAGTATGAGTCCGACCTACGATCCATCGAGAGCAAGCTTAAGAAAGCTAACGATGATCTTTTGAATGCGACCAAGGATCATGATGAACTGAAGGAGAAGATTGAGAAGATTGAGAAGACGATTGAGACAATCAGCGTTGATGACTTGCGTCGAGAAATCGATCGTGCTGACAAGATCTCAAAGAAAGTCTCGGAAATAGAGCAGAAAGTTCGTCGTGAGTCCGAAGCGATACAGACGATGGAAAAGTCAGTGAAGAAGCTGGCTGACGTTCCCTGCGGTGATTCATTTCCAACCTGCAAGTACATCAAGGATTCCCACAAGGATCGTGAATCTCTTCCGGAAAGGAAGCGAGCTCTTGATGAGATTTCTGCTACTCTTGAAGAGCTCCGGCAGAACCTCGATGAGAATGCGGCAAATCTTGCGAAGGAAAGATTGGAAAAGGTAACTGGTCTCCAGTCGAAGCTGCCAGCAGCAAGAACCTCCGTGTCAGCCCACGCTAGCAGGGCAAAAAGTCTTGAGAGCCTTGTTGAGTCACTAGTTGCTGAGAGAGATAGAGTGAACAAACTTTTACAAGAAGTTCGCGCTTCCATCTCGACAACCACTCTTGAGAGCGTAAAGAAGATGATCGAGGAGGTTGAGGCCGAGGAAGAGAAGTCCAACAACCTTTCGGCCAAGATAAACAACTCAAATCAACGACTGGGTGCGATTGGAAGTGAAATTGAGAGACTGAAGGTTGAGGCTAGCAGGATTGAGAAGCTACAGGCCGAGTGGAAGATCTATGAAACGATCCTTGAAGCAACTGGAAAGGATGGGATCCCGCTCCAGATTATCGCCTCACAGCTACCTCAAATCAACAATGAGATCGCCAAGATACTGAGTGGTGTCGTCAATTTCAGCGTCGAGCTTTTTGCTGATGCTGAGAATGGGGATCTTGACGTCTTCATCGACTATGGGGATTCAAAACGTCCCATTGAGCTAGCCTCAGGAATGGAGAAGATGATCTCATCCCTTGCGATTAGGACTGCTTTGATTGAGGTGTCGGCGATACCCAAGTCAGACCTGTTCATTATCGATGAAGGGTTCGGCGCGCTGGACGATACGAACCTTGAGGCTTGCGCAAGACTTCTGACGTCGTTGAAGCGTAACTTTAAGAACATGCTGATTATCTCTCATGTTGATAGCATCAAGGACATTGTTGATAATGTTATCGAAATTTCTCATGATGGTGTTGATGCCCGGGTGAGATGCTAGCATGAGGAAGGAAGTTACACACCGAGATGGCTACATCATCATCCGCAGGGGTGAGTCCAGGATTGAGACAATTCCACTATCTTGCCCTCTTTGCGAATGCGTCACAATCGATGAGATCGACACAATTGCCATCATGAGAACAGGTTGTTGCTTCGACTGTGAAAATGAGGTTGCTGATCCAAACAGGGCGAAGTGGATCTCAGGATGGAGACCCAACAATGAGGAGATCGAGACGATCAAATCGAAGAGACTGGCGTCGTATCACTCTCGAACGCATAATTAGATGAGGAGAATTATCAGTTATGCACCTAACCACTGAACAAATTAACGCACTGGGACAGATCACGCAGCGTGGCTGGGGTGTATCATCTATGCCTAATGCTGTCACATGCTCGATGCATGATCACATCATAACGTTGAAGTTCATGACTGTGGTTCACTTTGCTGCAGAGAGTGCTTTAAGAGCGCAAGCAGAGAGAGTTTCCTATGAGTCGATCGACATTCTCACAAAGTGCGTCTCTGACATCAAGAAGCGCTTCAAGGAGATGACAGGCACGTCAATCTCACTCAAGGAGATCACGAGTAAGGACTCGCTGGAGGTAATCCAGGCAACGAACAATTCTGCTCGTCGAGTTGCTTACTACAGGAGACAGGTCACGTTGCAGGTGGTATGACGTGGCTGTTCTCTCCAAGGAAAAGCAGGTAGCTGAGATTGTTACCTGCGGAAAGAATTCGACATACTTCATCAACAAATACGTGAAGATCCAACACCCTACGAGAGGTCTGGTCGGATTTGACACGTACAAGTTCCAAGATGAGTGCCTCGAGCAGTTTGAGGAACATCGATTCAACGTGATCCTAAAGTCACGTCAGCTAGGTATCTCAACTCTTGCTGCTGCGTACGCGCTCTGGCTTGCCTTATTCTACAAGGATAAGGCGATCCTCATTATTGCTACCAAGTTGGCGGTCGCCCAGAACTTCATCAAAAAGGTGAAGGTCATGCTGCAGAACCTGCCGACTTGGCTCGTGATGCCTGCTGTGAAGTCTGACACCAAACAGTTTGTTGAGTTTAGCAATGGATCTTCCATCAAAGCGATTCCAACGTCGGATGACGCGGGTCGATCAGAGGCTCTAACGCTTCTAATCGTTGACGAGGCTGCATTCATCGGAAACTTTGACGAGCTCTGGACTGGCTTGTACCCCACACTATCCACTGGTGGTCGAGCAATCGTTCTTTCGACCCCCAACGGCGTCGGAGGACAGTACCATAAGCTCTATGTTGAGGGTGAGGCTGGTCTTAATGAGTTTAACGCAATAAAACTTCCCTGGGATGTCCATCCGGAACGTGATCAGTCGTGGTTCGATAATGAATCAAAGAACATGAGCCGTAAGCAGGTTGCTCAGGAGCTGCTCTGCGACTTTGCAGCATCAGGTGACACTTTCTTGGGAGCGAATGAACTTGATTACATCATCTCCCAGACCCAAACTCCGATTGAGAGATGGGGTCCAGAGATGGCAGTTTGGGTCTGGCGTTACGCGATGCCTGACCACAATTACATAATCAGCGCTGATGTGGCTCGCGGTGATGGCGCTGACTACTCAAGCTTTCATGTCATCGATACGACATCTAATGAGCAGGTTGCAGAATTCAAGGGAAAGATACCCCCTGATCAGTTCGCGATACTGTTGAACGAGGCTGGGCTCAGATACAACAAAGCCCTTTTATGTCCTGAAAATAACAGCTACGGTTACGCTGTTTGCATGAAGCTTCGCGAACTAAACTACCCTAACCTCTACTACAAGGACAAGAAGTACCTGTTTATGGGAGCTAAAGCTGGTTCCGAGGACGTCGCTAACATCGGGTTCACAACCGGACCTTCGAACAGGACGAAGATACTCACGAAGCTAGAAGAGGTCATCAGGAACAAGCAGTTTAAGATTAGGTCGACTAGAATGGCTGAAGAGCTCAAGACATTCACTTGGGTTGGCCAAACTGCCAAAGCGATGAAAGGCTACAATGATGACCTTGTCATGGCTCTAGCAATTGGAATCTGGTTGTTCGACACGACGATAGATTATTCAAAGCATGGTCAGGAGATGACCAGGGCGATGATCGCTGCATTCGCAGTCAACAGAAGAAATGATGATCCGGATCCCCTGGTCCCTCATCCAAGAAATCCGCTATCCCCGATTATGATGGATGCGGCTCCACAGAAAACCTCCGATAGGCTAAATCCTTACGCCCATTTTGGTTGGTTGATAAGACGATAATTTAAGCTACAGCACAATCATGTAGAATTGAGAGTGAGATGGCAGAAAAAAGTAACAGAAACCTATTCCAAAGACTGACCCAACTATTCAGAACGGGACCAGTCATACGCCGCAAGGTGAAGAACTTCTCAGAGCCGACGGCATCGTCAGCTTACGAGATGTTCAAGAAAAACCAGTCTGACATCTACTCGAGCACTGTCTCGGCTTACGGTGCGTTCGACCGTATGTCGAGATACTCAGACTTCAGCGAGATGGAAGCAACACCTGAGATTGCCTCTGCTCTTGACATCTATGCTGAGGAGACTGTTTCACAGGATGAGAAGGGACGCGTGCTTCACATCCATTCAGAGAATCGTCGTATCAGGGAGCTACTAGAAACTCTATTTAACGACACCCTGAACATCGAATTTAACCTTCCGATGTGGACAAGGAATCTCTGCAAGTATGGTGATTTCTTCCTCTTCAACGATGTCGACCCAAATTACGGCATCATCAACGCTTATCCCATCCCAATCTCGGAGATGGAGCGTGAGGAGGGATACGACCCGAAAGATCCGATGGCAGTCCGCTTCCGTTGGATCACACGAGGAAACCAGGTTCTTGAGAACTGGCAGGTATCGCACTTTCGTCTTCTCGGTAACGATGCGTTCCTTCCCTACGGATCATCTGTCCTTGAGTCAGCGAGGCGAATCTGGCGCCAGTTGATCCTGATGGAGGACGCGATGCTGGTGTATCGCATCGTTCGTGCTCCTGAACGCCGTGTCTTCTACATCGACGTTGGCAACATTCCACCAGAGGAGGTTGCTAACTTCATGGAACAGGCGCAAACAAGCCTGAAGCGCAACAAGGTTGTCGATAAGGCGAATGGTAAGATGGACCTTCGCTACAATCCTCTAGCAGTTGATGAGGACTACTTCATCCCAGTCCGCGGTGGTGAGACAGGTACGAAGATCGATTCATTGGCAGGCGGAACGAACGCCGCAGCTATTGAGGACGTGCAGTACATCCAGAAGAAGCTGTTTGCAGCCCTTAAGATTCCAAAAGCTTATCTCGGTTATGATGAGGAAATCGGTGCCAAGGCGACGCTAGCTCAAGAGGACATC